TTCGGCGATTAAGCCTGTGGTTCGCGTGGTGCCTCTTTTCGCGAACGTGGCCAGTCCCCCTTTGCCGAAAAGAATCTGTTCGTCCACGAATCCAGATTCAGGTTGTCGGTACTTCCGAGCTCGAACCGCATTCTTATTGATTTGAGGGTATTCCAGCACCCATTCGCTGAGAGGCAGGGAACGACCGCCGACAGTAAATACAGGATTCCAAGCATTGACTCGAGCTACGCGGCAAGAGCATTTCCTTGCATCCTTATTAATTTCGGCGGTCGTCATGTCCTTTTCCTGGCCGCAACGAGTACATCGGACAAGCCAGACTCGGCCCTGGGGCGTTTTCCGTACGACGTCAAGAATGTCCCAGAAGGGACTTGTAGGGGGGCGTCTCATTTTGGCCTCAAAATAAAGTGAACGTGTTATTTACCAGATTTGGTGTGCACAAAAAGGTCTTTTACATTTTTTACAAAAATGCTATCCTAATGACGAAAATCAAATCTGTATACAAATGTTCGGTAAAATAAATAATATAATATAATGTATTTATTTATTATATATATATAGACGTTAAAAGGCTATTTTGACTTTGATGGTCAGTAGTTTACTCAAATCTTGCAGGCTACCGCGTCATCTTGGCTTAAATTTCCAGTTTCTTCTCTTGTTTCGACGCAATTTTGTCGTCTCAAATCCTTGATTTGTTTGATAATTCATGTCATCCCCTTGCGCTAGCGCGTGGTTTTCTATGCCTTCTTCTGGCCTCCTTATACTTTTCGTTAGAGTGAAATATTGGAGGCAACCCCATGACTCTAACAATAAAAGTCAGCCACAGTAGCGAAAAAACAACGAAGCCTATAGCTATTTTTGTGATGATGATCATCGTTTTAATTCCTTTTTTCGATAAGATCGACGCCGGGATGCTGAGCAGTTATGCTAGGAACTTTCTTTTGTCGATCGTCGCAAACAGCGTGAAATGTGACTTCCCAGCCCATGAGGGTCAGTTTCTCTACAACGTCTAGGCTCACGTTGTGGAGCGTGGCCGAAATGTTGCCTTTGCGGATGGTTGGTTTTGTGATCATGGCCTGTTCTCCGGTTGTGGTAAAAAGGGTAATCCTGAGCAATACGTTAGACTGTCCTGTATTGTCCAACGTTTTGAATCAGGAGAATAAAACGAAATCGCTAAAATTACTTAGTAATCATACAGTTAAAAAGCGGCGGACACTAACGAATTTCCGGTGTCCGACAACTTTATTTTTCCAGGTATCGAATTATGACAACGGCCAACCTATGCGGCCAGCCGTTTTTGTTGCGTGTAGACAACACGAGCACGAGCAAGCCCTTATTTGGCACAGAGCTTGCTTTGTACGTGAAAAGTCAGTGGCTGTCCGAAAGATTATATTCCGATATGGTGGGTAGGGTCGGTGACACCACCGAAAAGTTACGACACGTCGTAACTTTTCGCTAGTGTCACCGCCATGCTCTCGCGTGCATTGAGTCTCACGACTGAATGTCGCCTTGAACATGGCCTAGCATGACGCGGGCGATTCGGCGTTTTACCGTAATCGCGTCGATCTTGCGTCGCTTGCTTGCGTGTGCGTGTCGTTACCCGCCGTTAATGCCCAGCTTTCCTTTTCTTTTCGGTTACTACGTAGTAACCGGATAAGCTTTCACTTATCGAACGTTTCCGGTTACTACATAGTAACCGGAAACGGTCTAGCCAAAACGCTTCGATCTAACACGCACACGAAAGCCGCGCTCGCACAATTGCGCCATTGCGCAAGTCTTAACAGACTTGCGGCTTACCGGATTTTTAAAGAACTTGCCGCGCCCGTGCGCGGCGCCTAACAGCTACACTCTGCCAAGAGTGTAGCTGTTAGGCGTAGGCTTCCATGCCCACGCGAAGATTACCGCCGCGAATCGCGGCGAATAACAGCCAGCGCCTTACGCGCTGGCCGCATAATGACGTAAAGGCCGTATAGCCAGAGAACGGCGAAATGGATAATTAAAGCTAAAGTTTGTGCGTTCATGGTATTGACTCCAGATAGACGGGCTTCCCTGCCCGATTGGGGATGTTAAGCATTAGCGGCAATAGGCTGAATGGCAGGCTTGCCGGCGGCCAGCGTTTGGCCATGCAATAAAACCAGCTTGAGTTGGGTTTTGTCCAGCTTGGCTAATCGATCTAAAGCTTTACGGGCGAACTCTGCAACTTCAACAGCGCTAGATTCATCTAAATTAATTAAGCCGTGTAAAGCCGCTGCCTTTGCGTCGTCGATTCGTTTTTGAATCTCAGTCTCTTTATCCGCCTTCGCTTTATCACGGGCGGCTTTTCTGGTATCGTCCGTGATGCCGTTTGCAGCGTCAATTAGTTCTCTTGTTTGCCGCCATGTAGCGCCAAGTTCGACCAGCTTGGCAGCGTGCGCGGCCTTAACCAGCGATTTGCTATTTGCTAGATGTTGGTAGCCTTGATCGCCTTTCTTCAAAGAATGAAAGGAAATTACTTGCTGAACTTCATTGGTGCAAGTTGACGGGTTCGCCTTGTACATTGCCGACAAGGCAGTAAAAAAGGTATTTTCGCTTTTGATTTGCTTTGTCAAAGATTCCCACAAGTTATCACGTAGATCTTGGGCGGTAATGGATTTAGTTGTCATGTCATTAACTCCGGTTTAGGTTTAAGATAGGCGGGTTACTATGTATAGTAACCTGCCTCGATAGTGTCCTGCTGGTTCATCTCCATATGGGGCACAGTATACACCCCCGCCATACTTATTTCTCGGAACGTGAGCCAGGGCAATAGAGGACCAACCCCCAAAATTTTTCAAAAATGAGACTCCCCGCCCCGCCCCGCCCCAACCCCCAAAATTTTTCAAAAATGGCACCTCCGGCGCTCCAACCAATAGAGGGGCCCCTCCGGCCCCGGACCCTTATTGAGGTATAATACCCGCCCGAACTCCCAACACTAGAGAACACATGCAACAATACTTGAACCTATTAGAGAAAATCCTGACCGAAGGACACAAGAAAGGGGATCGCACCGGCACGGGCACGTTATCGATCTTTGGCCATCAAATGCGCTTCCCGTTAGAGCAAGGCTTTCCTTTGGTCACCACCAAAAAGGTGCCCATCAAGCCCATCATTCATGAGCTTTTATGGTTCTTGCGCGGCGACACCAACATCGCATACTTGCGCCAGAACGGAGTCCATATTTGGGATCACTGGGCCAACGAAAACGGAGACCTGGGCCCAGTCTATGGGCGACAATGGCGTTCGTGGCCGGCCTCCCGCAAGGAGTGGGGCGACCCCATCGACCAGATTCAAGCTGTCGTCAAGCAGATTCAAACCACCCAGAACAGCCGCCGGATGGTAGTCTCCACCTGGAACGTGGCCGACCTGCCGGATGAACGCCTGAGCCCTCAAGACAATGTCGCACAAGGCAAGATGGCCCTAGCCCCTTGCCATGTGTTGTTTCAGTTTTACGTTTCCCCGGGGTCTCGACCAACTCGAGAGACCCCGGAAGTTAAAGAAACCCCAGGCAAATTGTCTTGTCAGGTGTACCAACGCAGCGGCGATACCTTCCTCGGCGTTCCATTCAATATCGCAAGTTATGCTCTGCTGACCCACCTGATTGCGGAGCAAGCAGGTCTTTTAGTAGGAGATCTTGTCTGGACTGGAGGAGACGTGCATTTATACTTGAATCACTTGGAGCAAGCCAGGCTTCAGCTTAGCCGGGAGCCCTTTCCGTCACCCACGCTTAGGATTCTCCGAAGTGCGGGGTGTGTGCCTTCATTGTTCGACTATACCTACGAGGATTTTAAACTTGAAAACTACCAATCACATGAACACATCCCAGCCTCGATCTCAATCTAAGGTCTTCTACCTGGCTTTAGCTTTGACTATGGCTTTAGGAAGCCTGGGATGTTCGCATACTTATTACAGGAACGGCCCTGTTACCTTGAATCGATGGTCCTTCGGAGACGACGTCGCCGTTCGCCAGATTAACGACTCTGCCAACCGGCAAGGAGATCACACGGTCAAGATCGGGGCGCTGGACTCCAACAAGTCTGAAGCCTTGAAGAAAGCCGTAGGGGCTGCGATTGACGCCGTAATGACGGCTGCTCCGTGACCTCGGGTTTTGTACCCTCGGGTTCCGAAGGAACCCGAGAGTTGACAATCCCGCGAGAACCACTATAATTGCCTTGCGATCTGTTGAGTGAGTGCGTCCAATATTGCAAGATCAGCGCAGGGGAAAGGACTCCCCCGCCTATTATTGTTCCTAAGGCCTAGGACAGTAGCCAGGTTATAGCAGATCGCTCCACTACCTAAAGCATGCACAGAGCGCTTTAGGTAGTGGAACCCCCGCCCCGTGCCTTGCGAGAGAAAATGGCCACCCCCCTATCTATTTCCGACTGCCTTTCCTTTCTTGAAGCCAATTCCAGATACCTCGGCGACGCCGAATGGTCTCGTATCGCCCAATTGCTTCAAAGTTCCGGATTCTTCGAAACTTCTGAGAGAAGTTTCGCTGGGACCCCCGAAGGGGGCCCCAGAACATTATTCTCCGGCGCTCTCGTAGAAGCCAAAACCCTGAATCCGACCGGAGACATCGAGCTCGACATGCTTCGAGAGGTCAAAGAGCAGATGATTTTCATCCAAGCTCTGCGTCAGAACGTCGTAGGGCGGCTATCCACGCTTGCAACGCGTGATTTAAAGGACCTGATCACCACGACGAACTCGGTTTTTTCGATGTTGACGCGTTTGCAGGCTCAAATTGTCAACCAAGATCAGGTCTTGCGCCTACAAAACGCAACTTTGGCGGCAATCTCTGCACTTCCCGTGGAGGCGCAGCAAGAATTTTCTCGAATTTTCGAAGAAAAGTTCGTAGAATTCTTTGCTGAAACAACACAAGGGCAAGGCAATGAGCTTGGATAGACTGGAAGTACCTGATGTGTGGGGTCTTGTTAGGCAAATAGCAGGGGACATGGTTGGGGATAAGTTCGTTCCCGCATTCAAACTGTTACTCGGAGGCATGGATGTTGATGGAGGGCCTGTTTCCTCGTCAAATCCGCTTCCGATAAGCGAGATTTCACTACAAATCACTAAGACGGACCGATCCGGAACGATAACGACCGGAGGGACTGCGCAAGTTCTGATGGCAGCTAATGCCAGTCGACGAGGGTGGGAGTTGCAAAACAACTCCTCCTCTGATTTGTGGTTTAATGAGATAGGGGGAACCGCTGTTGCAACTGCCCCTTCTTTCAAAGTGCCACCAGGATCCTACATTTCCTCTGATGCGGGGGTCACAACCAGCGCGATAAGCCTTATTGGGCAGGTGTCTGGGCAAACTTTCACAGCCAGGGAATGGTAAGGAGCAGACATGCGATTTTTTCCGACGGACCCCGTTCAAGTTAACTTACGCAGTTCTCCGAACACTGTAAAAGGAGTGTTCGTACCTTTATTCAAAACCTTGTGTCTGAGCCCGGTAACTAACTTCGCCATTCATGCTAGTGGAGGGCTAATATCCACTGGGGATAACATCACAGCGACGGGCGCAATTAACTTACCGGAAAATATTGACTACACGAAGCCTTGGCGATTTTCCGCAAGATTAAGGGTGACAGATAACCGACAGTCCTCTGTACAAATAATGGACAGCGGCAACTGGTGGACAGGGGTAAAGCTTGCTGTGTCCACGAGCGGGGTTATTGTAGTGGTCAAAGGCGCGAACCCTGTTAATGGTATAGGTGCCGGGGTTATTCCAGCCGGCACTTACTTTAATTTGTCGGTAGCGAGCGACGGCGTAAGGGTGACTGTTATGTTGTCAACGGACAATCCGGCCAGCATCAATAGAGCCCCCGCATTCGAGCAGGCAGATTATAATATCTTGTTTATTAAGACGTATGCGTACAATGAACAGTATTCTGGAAATGAGATATTCAAGAATCTCAGCAAGATAGAAATCATAACTCGCGGAACGGAAAACAAAGTTGACAGCCTGTTCTGTAATATCGGAAGCCTTGACGGGCCTAACAGCTCAGAGTATGCGCCTTCTTTTATCTTAGAGCCGAATATTAAAGGGGATACAACGGCGTGGGTCATGGTTCCTGGCTTAGCTCAGGAAGGGAAATCGGCCCCGGTATGTTTGGTGCACCACCCACACGGGAATTCCGGGAATATTGATAACATTCCGGCCTCTTTGCCAACTTATCTGGCGCTACTAAACAGCGGGTATACCATCTGTGGGTTGACAGGACTAGGGGCAGCGCCTTCAACTTATACTGAGGCGACAGGGTCTAATTGGGGTGCGGCGGCTGGGTTGGTCTATCGAAAGGCACTTATAGACTGGGTGCAAGAAAAGGTGCAAGCAGGGAATCTATTTCATTTAGGTCTCAGTATGGGGGCGCTAAACGCTCTCCGGTATTGCTCCATTTATCAAGGAAGCTCAAAAGCAGTGATGACGATCAGCGGGGCAGTGGATCTGGCGGACTCGTACACCAATAGAGGGTATTCAACAGCGATTAAAAAAGCTTATGGTAAATGGTATGTCTGTATCTCGCCGAGTCTAGGTAACGCTCCCGCGAGCTCCCCTGCGAATTGGACTCCGCTGACGGTAGGAAAAGAAGCACCACAGCTTGGATATTACGATTCTCCTTATGTCTGGCGGGACGTTTACGCAGCTGGCACGTCATATAGCATCAACGACATTGTCTGTGTTGAGAGTGCAGACGCAGTGACAGCGTTCGTTGATTCGGATCCGAAAAGTTTTGTGGACAGCATAAAAAAGATACCTGTTTATATGCGCCACGGAGATTCGGACGCCACTATTCCAGCAGCACAGATGACAACGTTTCAGAGCAGCTTCCAGCTGGCCGGAGGGCAGGTTACCGCTGAGACCGTTTCGGCAGGAACGCACCTGGGGGGTTCAATGTTTGATCCCAACGCTACAGTATCTTTTTTCACTCGATTTAATGGTTAATTGGAGGGGGTATGGTTTTGTGGGAGATGACCTCGTGGCAACACGATGAATTAATGGAACTCCTGGAGACATCGGGGTGGATGCGTTACGGATCAAATGACCTGGCCTACCCTGGGGTAATGAAGCAAGTGAGACAAGTCTGGATGCCTACCTGCATGGGAGAAGAGACAACTTGCTTGGCCTCCATTGTCTTCTTGTACTCTTTTTCGAAGAACTACCTTCTGATCGTCGAGAACGGCATTCCGGTACCTTTGTTGTTCAAAGTCACAGGATCGTCGGTTTACCTGTATCGGGCCTATGTCACTCATTGGCTGCAGCCATGGACGTGGTTCTCCAGCTGGGAACTTCGAGTCAAAGTTCAGGAGCTTTTAGAAAGGATCCGGAACGAAGAAACGGAATGCTTAAGTCACCCAGCAGAAATTGAGTGAAGCATGCTGCCTGTTTATGCCCAGGACTATCTCACCCAAATTCTCGATGAGATAGACAACCGCTCTGCGATAGGCCGATTGTCGGGGTGGCTGGAAAAGCATACGACGCTGGCAGGAAGGAAGTTCTCTTTCCTGCAGCATGAGTTTCAGGTCGACATCATCGACAGTATGCACCCCAATCAGGGCGTTATTAAGCCCTCTCAGGTGGGCATGTCAGAATTAACCGCCCGGTTGGCTTTGGCTTTTCTGGGCGTGACGCAAGGGGCGGTAGCAATTTACAGTTTGCCGACGGTAGACGAAGCGCACCGGTTCTCGAAATCAAGAATCGATCCTATTATCGAGGGCAGCAATTATCTTGCAAAGAAAATGAAAGCGGGGAGTGATAGTTCCGGGTTCAAGCAGGTCGGGACGTCGCAGCTTTTTATGATTGGGACGTTCGGGAAGGCGGTGATCTCGATTCCGACAGATTTGTTGATAAACGACGAATACGATTTTTCAAATCAGTCGATCTTGAGAACTGCTGAATCCCGAATGTCACATTCCAGGTTCGAATTCCCGGAGCTGGAAATGAGAGGGTATCGGCGGAAGTTCAGTACGCCGACCGTTCCGGGTTACGGCATTTCCGCGTTCTTCGAAAAATCAAACAAGAAACGCCGGTTGGTACGGTGCCGACACTGCACACATTGGTTCTGGCCTAGTTTCCTGGATCACGTAGTGGTTCAAGGATGGGATGTCTCGATTCAGGAAATGACGGCGACAGATGCCCAGGTACTGGAAGCCCGAGGACTTTTGCCTACGGCCAAGTTGCTGTGTCCACATTGTCGAACGGCAGTGCGATCTGAGGATCTTGGACCAGATAACCGAGAGTGGGTGGCTGAGCTGCCTTCGGTGACCGCAGCGGAGGGTCTTCAAGTTTCCCCCTTTGATCTGCCTAGCTATCACAATCCTCTGAGCCTGCTGCGACAGATGATCGAGTACGGGGAAGAGACCGGGCACTTTCGAAATTTTGCCTTGGGGCTTCCGTATGCGGACTCCAAAACTTCCGTGGACATCAAAGCTGTTCGCGATTCGGACCGGATCGCACCAGTTGCGCCAGGAACCCCCGGTATTTATGGCTGCGTGGCCGGGCTGGACTTGGGCAAGACTTCTTGGCTGACTGTCGGGGTACCTCGAATGATAGACAGTTGGGAAGGGTCCGCGACGCAGATGGTTGTCGATGTCATCTGGTATGAGCAGATTCGAGTGGACGAAGAGGAAGACAATCTCTTGCGGACCGTGGAACAAAGGATCCGGGAGTTCGGCATTGTGCGCCTGGTTTCGGATGCCTACCCCTATACTGATACGATCCTGCGCCTGAAAGCTAGATACCCTTCAGGTGTGGTGATGCCTTGCACTTATGACTTGCAGGATCGAAAGCTCGGGCAGTTCATTGTCACTGCGGAGGGAGGCGTCAACGCCAATCGCACTAAGACACTTGACCAGATGGTCAGAATGACGAATAATAAGCGCCTGTTGTTCTCGGACGCTCCGGACTTCGAGTTGGTGCTACAGCACTTGGCGAACATCAAGAGGCTGGATCGACAGGTGTCCAATTCTGCTAATTCCTCCGGAACCGGCGCGATGTGGGTAAATGACGGACCGGACCATTATGCGCACTCGCTAAACTATCTGTCAATTGCGGCAGACTTGGAAGGGCCGACGCATCGGGTTATAATCCCCGTCAGGCCCAGTATAGTGAGCGCGGTAGTAGGGAGGCAGTATGCAGGGGAAGAAGACAAGAGAGTTGGAAGGAGGCTTATCGCATGAGCAAAGCAGAGATACAGCCAGCCTTCTCATAGACATCTTTCTGTATGCGGCATTGGGCGATACGATTATTGATTTATTTTGGCCAGATGTCCGGGCCGCAGCGATTTTGCAATTGTTAGATTTTATAGGAGCACGAAATGGCATCTGAAACCGAAGTAACTTCGAGAGTGGAAAAGTTGGCAGTAGTAGACCTGACCTTGGAATGTGCTGCGCTTGCGGTAGCTGTTGTCATGATCGTTTATATATTAAGCGGGCCGGCCTGTGCGTAAGGCAGGAAAAGCGCTAACTTCTTTACTGGCCACTGTGGCTATCGGAATTTTACTGGGACTGGCGATACTTGCGCTGACGGGGCCAACACAATGCGGGATGTAGCTGATCTGGTTTTTATCTTTGCTGTGCTTGTTATAGTGTTCTCGGCGTGGTTTGCGCCTTTATTGTTTAGGCATTAGGGCCGGCGCGCTAGACGAGCGCTGCAGTGTGCCCTATAATTGCCGCATCCATAGGAGGGATACATGGCAGAAGAGGACAAGGTTGTTTTGAGCAAATTGGTAACTGGAGCCAAGACACGTTCTTTTGCTGATTCTGTGGATTCTGGAACGGACATCCGGAATTCACACGCCTCTTATTTCAACCAAACGATCACCCAGCTGCGGAACCTCGGGAAGCAGTTGGAAGCTATCCGGACACTTGCCCGGGTTCATGGAGACGTGTCCGCCGCCGTATCCGCCATGGTGCGATTGGCGATGACCAACCCCAGGTATCGAGTTTACGATTCTTCCCACCAGCTGAGTTACGAAGGCTCACAAGTCTTGCGCACGATCTTGCTGCGTCTGAATACGGCCTTTGATTACACCAAAGGGTATGATGACCGGCAACCCTTGACAGGAGTCTTTGAGTCCTTATTTCGCTCTCTGCCTTTGACGGGAGCGGCGGCATTAGAGTTGGTGCTGGATGAAAACCGGCTGCCTTACAAGCTGATGCCAGTATCGGTTGAGACCTTGAAGTTCCAGGCCAAGGGCCGAAAAGTCATTCCGGTGCAGACGGCTTCCGGAGCGGGGAAGGATATTTCTCTGGACATACCTACTTTCTTTTATGCTGCAATGGATTATGACCCCAATTCAGCCTACCCCTTTTCCCCGATCGAGCCGGCCCTTAACATGGCCGTGTTTCATTCCGAGACAGTAGAATCTATTCGAAGAGTGGTTAACAGGAGCGGCCATAGCCGACTGTCCGTAACCTTGAAGCTGGCCGAGCTGTTGGCAAGTGCGCCAGCGAGTGTTCGATCTGATCCCGCTAAACTTGCGACTTGGGTAGAAGCCCAAAGGACGACCGTTAAAGAGCAGATAGAAGCGCTCGGACCAGAACACGCGCTGGTGATGTTCGACACCATGACAGCTGACTACCTGAACTCCCAGATCGGCAATACCTCGGACTACAGTCCATTCATGGAGACTCTGGATGGGCTCTTGGCCACGACACTAAAGACTCCTGCCGCAGTCGTAGGCAAGAGAACGTCGGCAGGCAGCCAGAACACGAGCTCTACGGAGAGCTTGCTGTTCATCAAGACTGCAGAAGGCTTACACAAGCCGGTAGCTTCTTTGTTGTCTCGAGCTTTGACTTTAGCTGTGCGGCTGTACGGCGGGGATTTTTACGTCCAATGTGACTTTGAGCCGATCGATCTCCGCCCCGAGATTGAGCTTGAAGCTTTCAAAGCAATGCGGCAAGCTCGTATTTTGGAGCAGTGGTCTCTTGGATGTTTGACAGACGAAGAGGCAGCAGAAGAACTGGGCACAGGCCCCAGGGCTCCAGGAGCGCCGAAGCTGTCAGGGACAGGGATTTACAAGCCGTTGGCGAACGAAGCCCCGTCTCCGAACGGAGATCCGGCTCGCCGGGCAATGACGACGGACGCCCCGAAGTCATCAGGAGGGCGCGACAATGCGACAGGGCGGTCGTAGCAAATTGCTGTGGATCATAGTAATCTTCTGCTTTGTTCTTGTGCTGTGCTTAGTGTTTTCTGGTTCTGCAAAGGCCAGTGAGTTATTGCAAGTGGAGTTGGTGTCGGTCTATGACGGCGATACTATCAAGGTTAACTTTAAAGGTTGCAGCCATTTTCGATGCCAGGGAGTTTTGGTCCGGTTTGCTGGAGTTGATGCGCCGGAGGTGAGAACCCCCTGTATGCGCGAGAAAGAGGTGGCGCTGAAACTCAAAGAGACAATTCAGGATTTGTTGCTCGCGGCGGATACTATCAGTCTTTCTCTTGTGAAAGGAGCGGTAGATCCTTACGGTAGAGTTCTGGCAAAGGTCTATGCGGATGGCTTAGACGTGTCGCAGATGTTATTGGATTCTGGCATGGTTCGAGAGAACCACGGCGAGAAGAGAAGAGCCTGGTGCGATTCGGCAGGAGAGGTTAAAACTTGAGAGAGTTGTGTGCGCTTTATGATGTCCCTTATCGCGTTGTTCTCGCCTTGATCGAAGTGGAGTCAAAGGGCAACCCTTATGCGATTCGAGTGGAACCGGCTTACCCCTATTTATGGGACGTCAAGAAAAAACGGCCTTTTACCATTCCCGAAGACCACAATCGGTCCAGTATGGTAGCCCCGAGCACTTTTCACTCTCTGCATGGTAGCCGTAACACGGAATGGGTCGGGCAGAAAACCTCCTGGGGGCCGATGCAAGTTATGGGAGCAGTGGCCCGAGAATACGGGTTTGAGGGGTGGTTTCCGGAATTGTGCGGAGACCCAGGAGTTCAGCTTGGCATAATACACTTCTCTCGACTGTACCGTAAATACGAATCGCAGTGGGGTTGGCAAGGAGCGGCGGCAGCCTACAATGCCGGAAGCGCTATTTTGGTCGACGGCAAGTTCAAGAACCAACAGTATGTAGATAAAGTAGAGGTAGCATATGCTAAAGTCGGAGGTTGAGGATGGACTTCATTTTAAACTTGCTGTTCGACACCAGGGCGCAAGTCACAGGTATTGTTTTGATGGGCGTTCTCGGGGTTTTCAAAATGATTAAAGAAGACGACCAAAGCCGAGACAATAGCTTAATCGCCTTGGACCGAAGGGTACAAAAGATTGAAGACACTTACGTCAGCCGGGCCGACTTGAACGCCATTCTGGATCGCTTAGAGTCGGATATTCACTCGAGTTTCCGTGAGACCCACAGGCGGATCGATGGACTGTACAGACGAGGGGATGATTAAATGGAATTTTTTCTGATTTCCGATGAAGGCCACGCGGAATATAAAGCTAATATGGGCAGGATCGAGGCAGCTGAGATTAAAGCTCAAGGCTCTCGTGAGGAAGAAGACCTCTCCCTGCACTTACTGTCTGTAGAGAACTCGGTGGCCCGTATAACGGTGCAGGGGGCTATGCTCAGTAAGGGCAACTGGTGGTCTCAACTTTTTAGTGTCCCGGCCTATACCGACATCCGTAATGCTTTAGTGACAGCTGCACAGGACCCGTCAGTCAAATCCATTCTCATGGATTTGGACACTCCGGGGGGTCCGGCCAGAGGCCTGGAAGATGTAACTAATTTGATGAAGCAGGTGCGAAAGGTTAAACCGATCTATGCTCACACTTCGGCGCGGATGGGTTCCGCTGGCATGTGGATAGGAGCGGCAGCGGACCAGGTTTTCGCAACGCGAATGGCGGAAGTGGGAGACATTGGCGTATTGATGGTTCATTTCGACGAAACCAAGGCTCTCGAAGATATGGGAGTCAAACCAACTGTCTTGCGAAGCACTCCACTAAAAGGGGCTGGCAGTTCTCTTGAAGCCTTGGACCCTGAGTTCCAAGCTTTGATGGAGAAGAATCTGGCGACGATGCATGCGGAATTTGTGCGGCATCTTGCAGAAGAGCGCAAGGTGTCAATCGATACCGTGGCGAATAAGTGGGCATTGGGCCGAACCTTTTTCGGTTTCGAAGCTAAACAAATGGGAATCATTGATGGTATTATGTCCATCGATAACCTTTTCCAGCGTATGGTGAAAGCACATTAACTAATCGGCTTGATATAGAGGCATAGCATGAAACGAAAACTACTTACCGATCAACAGATCGCTGCCTTAGAGGCAGGCGCTCCAGGCATGAGCGAAGTGCCGGGGGTTTCTTTGGACGCCCCTGAAGCTCCGACACCTCTCGAACCTTCGGCAGCTCCGGCAGATCCGGAAACCCCTGAAGCTCCAGCAACTCCTGAAGCTCCAGCAACTCCTGAAGCTTCGGCAGGCGCGGCAGACTCTCTGAACGACTATTTGAAGTCGGAGTTAAGAGCGGCTCAGGCCTCGGTCGTGGAATTAACCTCCAAGCTTGACCAGACCACAGCTAAACTCGGAGAGATGGAAGCCACTCAGCCGGCCCTGATGAAGGTGGTGGCGGATGCCTGCAACTCTCGCAGGGTGGCTTTGGGGCAATCCAGAACAGACTTGAGCAACCTTTCGGCTTCTTCTCTCTTGCAGGACTACGCGGCAGTCGATAACGAATTTAAGAAACAGTTTCCGGTTGGCGCAGTTACAGAGCCAAGAGTGGAAGAGCCGGCAGCGGGCGCGAAATCGGTGCAATCTCAAGCGCGGTTGGCAGCAGTCAAGATTAAGTGATATGCTATTCACCGCTTACTTTTAAAGTTATAGTCGCTATTGACAGCGACAGATTCAAATCTACACGGAGGTAGATGTCATGACAAGTTTTGTTTTCACAGAGTTGGTACCTACCGACGGCGTAGAATCCGCCGCCCTTGGCCCCAACAGTTCAACTAAATTCGCGGATGAGGACATCGGCAAAGCCGTGAAGTTCGGCACTGCCAATAACTTCGTTTTGGCCACCAATGGTGACGAGATCGAAGGCTTCGTCCATTCCATTCAGGCATACACGGTGAATTCCGGGTTTTCGTTCGGCTCGGTCCAACGCAAAGGGCGCAAGCTCGCCGCGGTAGGCACCAACCAGGGCGGCTCTCCGATGGCCGTAGGCGACTATGTCGTGGCCGACACGCAGACCGCTCTCGGCACTGCAGGCACCCCAAAGGTTCGTACCGGTACTGCTTTCTCGCAGTCAGGCACTACGCCGTTTGCTGTCACAATGCCAACCCCTGCGCATGCACTATGGAAGTGCGTGAGAATTGTCTCCGGCACAGGCGTAGCCGGCGACTCTGTTTTAATTGAGCGCGTTTAAGTCACGGAGGACTGCACACATGACTCAGATTATCGACAATACAGGTCGCGCTCACGAAGTTAAGCTTGAGATGAGCGACTACCGAGCCGCTTTGGACGCAGGTTTAAGTTTGCCACAGCACTTGCAGAACAAGTATCAATTGAACGCGGCAACTCAAAAGGAACACGGCACTCCTTTCGAACAAGCTCTAGCCAGCAATAACATGTTCATTCGCCCGGACCGCGCGACGGGTATCCGCTCCGCCAGGATGAGCGATGTGCTGAACGGCAGCGTGGGCATTCAGATGGGCAGTATCGTGCGTCCCGACGGTTCGGACGCGCAGACCGTAGCAGGTCGCATGTTGTTCAATGCCTTGGTTATCGAGATGGTCGAATCCCAGCTGGCAGACAACGACACCACATACGAAGGCATCTTTAATAGTTTGGTAGCCACTACCACCAACTCAGATACGCCTCGCATGGATCAGCCGATCATTAACTTGACTGCTCCACAAGCTGACCGTAGCCAACCAATCGGTCAAGGTGCTTTGCCTCCATCGATGGCAACTATCTCTCTGAGCGAGAAGTCCTATCGTTTGCCGTCTTTCTCGATCGGTCTGGAGATCACCGAAGAAGCGCAAAGAGCTACAACACTTGACCTTGTGACTATTGCGGTCACCGAACAAGCCAAAGCGGAGCGTTCGGCAGTTGTCGACCAAGCCATTAAGAATATGGTTTTGGGGGACACTGACTTGGGTATGGCGGCCCTGGCTACGGAAACCATCGAAACCTATGACTCTTCCTTGAGCGCTAACGGTGTGGCTTCGCACAAAGGCTGGCTGAAATGGTTGCGTAAAGATTGGAAGAAGCTGAATATCGACTGGGTTATCTGCGACTTGGATAGTTACTTGGCGATCGAAGGCCGGTCAAACCGCCCAGTTGTCACTGGAAACGACTCCATGGATGCTGGATTGAATGTCATTCCGAAAGCTGCCAACCCAGGTCTTCCTGACAATGTTAACTTTTTCATTGTCGAAACGTCCTTGCTGGGCGCGAACATGGTTGTCGGCTTGGATAGCTCCCGAGCGATCCGTAAAGCGGTCTACACCGGCGCAGCCTACCAGGCAATCGAAGACTTTGTAATGCGTAGAACTACGGCAATGCGTATCGATTGGTCTCTGAGCTATTTCCGGTTGATCGATCAGGCGTGGAAAGTGTTGTTGTTAAACGCGTCGTAAAAGTAAAAGTAGACTATAAGGTCCGGGCGGCGCCCGGACCTATTGAGGGGCTTATGAAGGAATTCCTTATCCGCAGGTTCAAGGAACCTAGCACATGGGGCGGCCTGATGTTGGTAGGATCTGCGTTTGGCATGGATCTAACAGAGCAACAACAGTTCGCCCTTTCTTTTTTGGGGATGGCGCTGGCTGGAGCCCCTGACGATTCATTTGATAAGATAGCGAGAAGATTTAAGAGGTAGCCGTGGCAAGTAAATATTCGAAGACAGCGCCTTCAATGAAGGAAGTACCTCCAGCTGAGGCCTCCCCTGAAGAGTTTCAAGTTGTGTCGGTCACCGCGCTCCGCGACCCTAACCGACCTGCTGAAGATTGCTGGCTGAGGCCAGGGGTTCCTGTGACTTATAGGACTATGAATAATTGGCTAAAGGGCCAAATCGACGCGAAGCTGGTGAAAGTAGTATGAGGCATGCTTTCTCTTTTTTGTTACTGATCTTCTTGGGGTTCTCTGCTCATTCCGCGACTCTCGTTTTTGACAGCGGATTTGAGGGAGGGCTAACTGGGTTTTCGTGCTCCGGTAATTGTCCTACGGTGGCTACCAGTCCAATTGCGAGTGGCACTAAGTCCGCGAATTTTACCTTGACGCGCAGCATGGCCATTCCGTATCGAACGGAACTTACGTTTACGAATGGTAAAGCCCAATTCGCTTTTGGGTCGGAGTATTGGTTCGGCTTCAGTTATTATTACACTGACTGGGTGAAAGACAGTAGCGCGGAAATCGCGCCTTTTCAAGTGCATGCGCGGTTAAGTGACTGGTCTGTGGATCCGGCTACAGGGAAACCTGAGTGCACTGTCGGTAGTCAGATCTCGACTGGCCCGTTTATGATGATGTCTCAAAATGATAAGGTTGAGTTCATTACCTTTAAAGGGTATCCTCGATGGTCTGGCTCTGTTGTCAGGAATCAATGGATACATTGGGTCGTCCGCTTTAAGATCTCGTATGGGCCTGATGGGTTTATTCAAGCATGGAAAGACGGGATTAAAGTCGTCGATGTCTCTGGGCCGAATCACCTAACAGTAGATTCCTGCGGGAATCCGTTTCAGTCTCCATACATGAAGATCGGCACATATAAGTGGGACTGGAAAGCCGGTCGACCTGCGACCGGCTCAACTCGTCGGCAATTCTACATGGATAACGTCAAGATCGCCAAAGGGGCTGACGGCTATAGTTTGGTTGCTTCTTCCGGAGC